GGACGCCGATGGGAACGTCCGTGGCGGCGTCGCAAACACCCACGGTGTGCTCTCCGGTCAACTCAACGAACAGATTCTCCTTGCCGGTCAAGTCGGCACCAGCAATAAAGGTCTTATAGACCGTGTTGCTCTGCTGGCTCATTTCAACTCCCCCTCTCAGGCAATAAAAAATGCCCCTTAACGGGGCGTAGGCGCTCCCCTAACTTCACGACTTAGGGAGACCCAATAGGCGCAGACTCATACCACGCCTTAGCCAAGTCAGGCCGCTCCGCAGCGACCTTGCGCGCCGCCTCATAGTACGGAATCTTATCGGCCTCCATGCGCTTCTGCACAAGCTGCGCGAACTCCGCGACCGGGTCATCCGAAGCAGAAGCACTAGTACCAAGCTCCTTGAACAACGCGCCCTTCTCAATCCGCTCATTCGCCGCCTTAAGGATGGTTTCCAGTTTCTCCGCGAACTCGGCAGACACAGACTGCGCCTTGTAAATGACATCCGCAATGTCATCGACCTTTGCGACGTTGGCATAGTTCTCGGCGCGCTTGCGAATCTCGGCCTTGATTCGAGCTTCGCGCTCGGCCTTGGCGATTTCCTCAGCCTCCTTGGCCCGCTTCTCCAGATCCTCAAGCCGCTTGCGCACCGGCTCAGGCAGGTCCGCCTTGTTAATGTCGTCGGACTTGTCCTCGCCCTTCTTGGACAACTCATCGACCCGCCTGCGCAGAGCCTCAAGCTCCTCATCCCGCTTCGCGAGAGCCGCCTTCACAGCCTCACGAATCTTCTCGTCGACACCCTTCAACAGTTCATCGAGGTTTGCCGTCTGCTCGGACATCTTCACATCGCCTCCTTCGTCACTCTTAGTGATGTCCGCGCCGTTAATCTTCGGGCGAACATCAATGTCAACGCTGAAACCCAAATGCTTGGCAATCAACTCCCACGCCGACTTGAGCAGATTGCGCTCCTTGTGGTCACCGTTATTGACAAAGTACCCGCTTGCCTCGTCCACAGACGTTGGCTGAGTGCTAGACGTGCTTTCGCCATTGGTATCACGTTTGAACAACACAATACGGGCTTCCGGATTTGCTCCCTTATCCACAAGGTCAACGCGGTCGATAAGCAAGTTCTTCAACTTGGTCGCCTTAGCCATTAGCTCACCTCCTCGCGAATGGCGCGACCCTGGATCGAGAAGGCCTTATACGTGCCGTTTTTGACCTTCTCAAACACCTCATCGTCGGGGATGTAGAACCCAACCCACCAACCAACCGGCAAGGCGTCCTTCGGCAAGCCCATCTTCTCCAGCTTCTCGGGCGTCACGACGAAGGACTCGATCAACTCGCCCTTCGCCTCGCCAACGTGCATTTCACCAGCTTTGCGGAACTGGAGATTAAAGGCATAAGCTGCCGTCTCCAACTCCTCGGGTTCAATGATGTCACGCTGTGAGTCAACCACAACCTCACCATCCTTGCGGATGGCAACGGACGCCCAGCCAAAAACAAGGTGACGAGAGTCGTCAACCTTGGCAATGCCGAATTCCTTCCCCACCTTCACCCACCGCCCATCATCGTTCTTGCGCCAGCCAGCACGCTCCACAGCAGCCCACGCAACGGCGGCGGCCCGCCCTTCGTCGCCATACTGCTGCTCGGCAGCGTTGAACGCCTTGCGCCAAATCGTCTGCGCCTCTTCTGGCAAAGCGTCCCGCACGGGTTTCGGGATGTCCGCATTGCGTTGATACGGCAATGGGCGCCACCTCCAGCTACCCGACGAAGTTAAAAACGTCGCCAGACCGCACAAAGATTTGCAAAAAACACCGGCAATAATGGTGCGCTGGCGGCCGCTCATGATAAGAACCATCACTTGCAACAAAGAAAGAACGCAGGGGAACTTCCTGCACGTTCAAAGAGCCGCAGATGGGGCACACTCTCTCATCCTCCTGCGTTCTCCACATCTTCGTTACCAGCCGCCCCTCCCGTTGCCAGAAGAGAGCAGCCAGAATTATCCCCTCTGCGACACTTGACACGGTAGTTTGCGTCACTATCAACTCTTGACGAACCGCCAACAAGCGCTGACCATGCTCAATGACTCCAGCTAGCCCTTCGCGCTCATACGAACGCACCGCCGCACCAGCAAAACGCCGATTCAAAGCAAACAGGCCACCCTCAAGGATGACCCGGCGGCGTTCCTCTTCACTTAACCCAAGCAGCTCAAGTGCCTCAGCGGCTTCCAGAAGGGCAACGTGTGTTTCCCTGGCAATAAGCGCCGCCTGCCTCTGCGCTTCCTGCTCGGCCCACAACGCGGCTTCTGCATCGGCTAGGCGAACAGGAATCGGTTCGTCCTGCTCAACAGCCTGCCGCCTCGCCGCCGCCTGTACAGCGCGCCGCAAGACAGGAGCAAGCCGCCTAGCCAGAGACGCTTCAAGCTCCATCCAAAGTAGCGGATCTGTCCATTGCCACCATTCAAGCACGGCGAGTTGATCCTGCACCTGCGACANCCACCATGCGATAACCGCCGCAATCTCCTCGCCGTGCTCGTCAAGTAGCTTCGCATACCACTCTGGCGACGGACGACCAGCTTGCTTACTTAGAAACTCCCGCGCGTCTTCTAGCAGGCGGTCGTCTCGCTTAATCAGCAGCTCAGAGCGCGGGCGGTCTCGTTTCATTGTCCGGACGACCACCCAACGCACGCGCAAGCGCGTCACGCTGGCGCGCTTCGGCAAGGGCCTGCGTCTCTTCAAGCTCGTCAGACTCCGCTTCAGGCAGGCCAAGGAACTTGCGCAGGAACTTCCGCAACTTCGGGTCGGTGCGCAGAGCATCGACGCCAGACAAGCGGAAGATAATGTCCGCCAGCGTCTTCGGGTCAACGTTGACGACAGGGCCGTGAATGACCCGCGGCAACTTCTCGCGCTCGGGGTCACGCCCATTCAACGCAAACAGCCGCGGCACCGCATAGCGGTTCACAACATCGGCGATAATGTCCAACCAAGACATCATCGCCTGTCCGAGCAGGCTACGCTTAACTTCGGCCAGCGCATAAGAGCCAGAGTTTTGGTGGCCCATCAGAATGATGTCGGCCAAGACGGACATCGCAATGCGGGCGTCATAACGCTGGATCACCCGCTCCGTGTCCATCGTCTGCGAACCCTCAGAGGCAAGGAGGACAAGCCCACCAGCATCTTTCCAGCTTTGCGGCAAGACAGCACCCATTGCCTCGTCCTTGCGGATTCGGCTCACAATTTCCTGGGCGTACTTGAGCCTGGCCTTCGCTTCTTCGCTATCGATAAACAATTCATCCGGCACATACAATACCGGATAACCAGCAAGGTTTCTCTCGATTCCGATGGCCTCAATGACTTCGATTCGTTTCTTGAAGTAATATGGCCGGTAAGCCGTCCGCAAAACCGACCGCGCCTCGGGCGAATTCTTTGTCGAAGACGTGCGGAAGAGCAACAACTTCTCAATCGGGATAAACACAGTCGGCGGCTTTCCGGGTTGCCAGTCAACGCGCTGCTCAATGCCCTTAATGCCGCCCTCATCATCAAACACCCAAGTGTGAATCGTATCCTGACCACGAATCGGCAGCTTCTTCCACCGAATCGACCCGTCCCGGGCGCGCTTGTACACGATTTCATGCACAGAGAAGCCGAATTGGAGCATCGTCAAGGCTTCCTGCACGAAATCGAGCCACGAATGGGACATGCCATGCATGTTCTCNCGGAGAAAATCCGCATCGCGCCTGCCGTTGTCTGAGTCGTCGGCAGGTTCTACGTCCCAAGGTGCAGTCTTGCAGAATTGCTCAATAGCAAATAGGACGGCCCCAGCAACAGGGTCGTCCCTCATTTCCTTGAAAGCTCGCACACGCTGCTCAAGCGTGCGCAATTCTGGAAGCGGGTCTTCGAGCACCTGCCCGGCAGACTGCTTCAAACCCGTCGAGCCGATTTCCCGAAAAACAGCCCGAGAGGAAGTTCCGGCTTGCTTATCAATCTCGGCCATAGAGCCAATAGCCGCCAAACGATGAACCTCCCTTCGGGCATCATGGGCAAAATAAAACGGCCCCGCCGGAACGGGGCCGCATGGTGACACGTGCTCACGCTTATTATACCAATCACTTATTGTCGCTCCAATAGGTTTTGTCTATCACTCGCAATTTTTTTCTCGCGCTTTCTCTAAATCGACCCCCAATAGCTTTGACCGACTCCAACGAGAATGGGAGTGGGCGACAGAACGTTTCCGTACAACACACCAGCAGCCGCGAGGCACAACGCGTCGGCGCGGTCCGGGGATTTCAAACCGCGGGCACGCATCTCTTCCTTCGACTCAACTTTGATTCTGCCGCCCGAATCGATGACTTTGTACTTGATACTGGTAAGCTGCGCAGCCAACGTATCGTCCGGCGGCAAAGCCAACGCGTTAGGGTTTTCCGGATTCAACATCTCACGAAGGTTCCAGTACAGTTCGGCGCGCAGGTTGTAAAACTTGTCCGGGTTCTTCGCCTTCGTCTGTACGTTGACGCCGATGACTGGCAACCCTTCCTGCTTCGCTTGGTCAACAACACCGCCACCAACGCCGATGTCGTCAATGCGGATAACCTTTGCTCCAGCCGCGTATGTCCGAATGTACCCAACGGACTCGGACGTAGATGCGTTCTTCCACGTCTTCAACGGGTGTACGTAACGGCCAGAGATAATGCAGCACACGCTCTCTGCGTCACCGTAGCGAGCGATGTCAACACCCGCTACCTCACGGCCGCTCGGGCCAATCTCGTACCACCGTTCCCTTGCCGCTTGCACCCAAGACAAGGGAATGAGCGTATCGTCACTAGACGGTGGGAACTCGCCAAGCACGCGGCTATACCACATGGGGCTATCTTCACCCCACTCTTGGCGACGTTCCTCCACCCACTGCCGAGACACAAGGCCAGGAATAACTTCTCGGCCCTCTTTCACGTTGGGCGTATCGAAGGCGGAAATGGTATGCGTCACGAACTTGGGGTCGGAGAAGAAGGCGTGAAAGATGGTACCCGGTTCCAATGGGTTCCCGATGTGAAGTATATGCGCCCCGTCGCTGGTCATAAGGGCTTCGTGCAATCTTTGTATGATGGCCGCGTCCACCTCTGCAGACTCGTCCACAATGATGAGAATCTTACCCGACTTGGGGTGGATACCCTGGATGGTGCCGGGGTCGTCTGTGCTGAAGCCAAGCGCATACCATCCAGGAGCAAGGCGTATCTCCGTCTGGAGGAACTCAGAACCAAGAGGGATGCGCGCTCTCTCCTTAAGCCAGTGCACCATCTGCCAAATGTTCGCCCGCACCTGCCGGAACGTGCGCGCCGTCGTCAGCACGACGCTGTAGGGCCATAGGTGAGAGAAGGCCATGACAAGACATGCGCCGAGGAAGCTGTTATGCTCTACGAGCGTCGTCACGAAAGTCTCGTATCCCGGTACGCTAATAGAAACAGTCGGTTGTTCGCCNATCTGCTCCACTGACACAACGGGGTCCCAGAAGTAACCTTCTGGCGCGGCTTCGTCGAGCCACCACTTCTGATCACGCTTCCTGCTCGCAATCTCCACACACTTGGCAAGTGCTTCTGCCTTGCGGCCAAAAGCTCCAACCACTTGCGCAAACCGCAAGATATCCCTACGGGTAGTACAAGACCACTCCCATGC